ACTGTTATCTTTTGCTGTATAATGCTTAGTACTCTTGTATATGTTATTAATCTTATCATTATGACTATATAAATCGTGTCCCATTATATACACTTCACAAGGATTCTCTCTCTTAACTGCAATCAAACCAGAAGAAGGACCACACGCCCAACCGTGGTCTCTAGGGTCGCATATATCGTCTAATGAGTGTGAGTAATCTGGTTCTTTTATCCAACTAACTTTGATTGTTGAATTAATAGCATTTTGTTTAGTAACTGCACCATCTTTTTTTAATATACTCACTATACCTTTTAAGTTAGCACCGTGTAAAACATATTCTTTACTATCGCCACGTTCATTACTAATTATACCACCATTTTGTTTTGCCCATTCTAAATCTTCTTTAGGTAAACCATCTTGTATAATTGCGTCATATGTTTGAGTAGGCACTTTAGTCCAATTTCTAAAATAACAAGGTATCTTTTGTGCCATACCTGCGTGGTACATTTCGTGGACTATACCGTGGTCTACACCAGTTAACACATCACATAAATTAGGATAATCTCTATATATGGCATTGCAACCATATATCTTACCAAATTCTTTGTACTTGTTTAAATCTAAACCAATTCTACTTTCGCCATTACCAATACAGAATACTCTAGCAGACCTTTTTTCTTCTTTTAGTTCTCCTATCATTTTGTAATAGTCTTCAGCGTCTTTATCTGTCATTATCATATTAAAAATAATTAAAATTTATATTAACTCTCCGTGGTTGGTCTGTTGTGTTTGTACTGCAATGTGGTTTAGTTGTATCAAATAGTATTGCTCTATTTGCAATACTATCAATTTTAGTACCATCTTCAAGTTTTGTATAACCATCACACGTGTTTAAACAAAAAAGACACGACTTATATGTAATAGTATGTAAGTCACTAGGTGGAAAATCTTGGTGGGCACTATGTTCAATAAATTTATTTTGATTAGGATATGAATTTATTTTTACTCTTACTAAAGATTTCAACTTATAATCATCATCACGTTCATATAATTTATTCAAAATTGGTTCCATTAATTCAAAAGATGTATTAAATGTTGGTCTATCATTATCATATAACATATGCATATTAAAGAATTGATTACCTATTTGTCCTCTTTCTGCTTCTTTTACTATTGTATCATAATAAAACCAAGGGAAGTATCTACCCATTACCTTTGCTTGTAATTCATCAAAATGTGTTTTATCTAAAAAATTATCTAGTACTATAGTTTTCATATTAAAAATAGTTAAAGTTTATATTAACTCTCCTTGTATCGTTTGTTGTATTTGTACTGCAATGTGGTATAGTTGAATCAAATAATATTGCTCTATTTGCTTTACTATCAATTTTAACTGACTCTTTTCCATCATCTAACTTGGTATATCCATCGCAAGTGTTTATTCCAAATAAACACGCCTTACGGTTTAAATCACCTTTACTCGGCCAATCTGTATGCATAGTATGTTCCCTAAATGTACCTTGATTAGGATAGTTATTAATTTTTACTCTTATTAAAGTATTCATACGAAATTTAGGATCATCAAGTTTCATTAACTCACCCAATACTGGATCCATTAATTCAAAAGAATTAGTAAATGTTGGTCTGTCATTATCGTATAACATATGCATTGAATAAAATGTCATATCTTTTTTATCTTCACCTGGTAATACTATTGTATCATAATGAAACCAAGGAAAGTAGGTACCCATTATCGTTTTCTTTAATTTCTCAAACACATTTGGTTGTAAGAAATTGTCTATGACTTCATATCTACTATCTAACTTTTCCATTTAATATAACCTCCATCGCTTCTAATATTTCTTGTACTGTCCACGTACCATTTATTTTCTTTTTAAGATTTGAGTTCACTTGTTATAATCTCTTTCATTATTAATTTTGCTTTAGTTCTATTAAATGATATAAATGGTTTCATTTTTTTAAGTTTTCTGGACATATCAGACCACACAACTTTTTCAGTAATTTGTTTATCCCAGTTTTTAATAAAACCAAGAACCGAATCAAGTATGATGGCGGTTGAGTATGAAACTTTCCGTTGAATAAGTAATCGTAGCATTCTAGGATGTTGCCCATTAACCACGCTGAAACCATCATCAAAAGAAATGCCCCTCCTGCTAAAGTCATAAACAATACTATTAATACTGTTTCGTAAACTGTAGTCAAAAGACTCAAAATATTTTCTATAATTGAGGTAGGTTTTGTGTCCATCGTCATTTAATAAATTTCCTATCCATTTTTTACTATCGTCAATAAAATTACTTACAAAAAAATCAAGCACTTCACTTGGACTATATCTTGTAGATAACTTATAGAAGAAGTATCTATCTTTTCTTTTAGTAAATGAATCCAATGTTGCATTTACTTTACCTGTATATTTATGATAGTCATAAGTGTCTGTTGTAAAATGCAACTTAACTCCTAGATATATCTTATATACGTCAAATCCACCATACGCCATATTAATCAATCAAATACTTATAACAAATTGGAAAATGGTCTTTTATATGTTTTGATAATTGATGAGTGACCATTCTAGTTTCCTCTTGAGCATTCTCCTTATTTCTTAAATTACAAACTCTACTAAAGGCATATACACTACCTGACCATATCCACTCGGTCATCATACATTGAGGTAATACCATACGTGCCATTTCAGGTGCAATACCTTCCTCTAACATATAATGGTATGTTCCTTTACAAGTATCTATTAACTCCATAATATCAAATTCAATCTCTTCTTTACTTGAACCTTGTTTAATATTTTCTTCTGGTCTCTTTCTCCACATAAATGGTATATAAAATTCTGGTTTATCATCTACATATCTTCTACTCACTTCGTTCCAACTTAAACCTACTTGATGTTTAACTAATTGTCTTGCTACAAATACAGGTGCCTTAATTCTAAATGATAAAAAGGCGTGAGCAAATGGAGACCAATGATTATGTTTAGCCAAATACTTAATTAACTTATCATCTTTTTCATCAAGTACTTCTTTTGTTTTTGAAAATGATACTCTAGCAGCATTTACTACTGATAGGTCACTACCCATTTTATCTATAATTTGTATATTCATTAAAATAACTTCCCTAACAATTTAAGTCCATATAATATACCTATAACAGAAAGAGTACCTGTTATACCTTGGTCTATAAATGCAAGTATTGAACCAACAATTAATAATGCATAGAACACATAAGTTTTCCAGTTCCAAACATAATAGAACCAACCGTGGTCTTTCTTTGTAGGTCCAAAATCTAATTTAGGTTCTTTCATTATGGTAGCATTCCAGGTTTACCACCTTTTAACAGGTTTAGTTGTGCTGATTGATGTTGTATTTTTTCTTTGAGTTGTTTTGTAATTAAACGTGCTGTAGTTTCAATTTCAATATTGTTATCATCACAATATTTGACAATAGCATCCACATATGATAGTTCTTTATGCTTCTTTACTATGTCCTCTATTATTAGTGAAAATTCTTTTGAGTTCATTGTGTTACTATAACATATTTATTAGCAAATGTAAAGTGTGTAATTTTTCTGTTGCCACGAAAACTACACAAACGCCGTTACCTATTAACTAGGCAGCAAGAGCAAAGTTTCCTTCGCCATTTAAAATTAACAGTACGCTGTCAGCGATTTAACTCCAGATAGTTTTAGTTAGTAGTCGAATCTAACTCACCCCCTTAAAGCACACAAAAATGTGTTTTGAATTGGTGGAGGTGGTGGGAATCGCACCCACGTCCTCACTAATTATTATCTACCCTTCAACGTCAAATTCATTATAAATCAGTTTTTGGTTTTGGAGGTTCTGTCCATTGTAAATCAAACGACTTGTACATCATACAAGATTCCGTACCTTTCATATTAGTTACTACTGCTATTGATTGTTTAAAATCTTCTGACACCCAATAGGTAACATAATAGACTATCTCACCATCTTCCCTTGCACCAGCTTTACCAACAGACATATTAGCCATATTAAATTTATATGTCTTTAAATATTCTTCAATATAGACTTGCTGACCACACATTACTGGCATTTGCATCCAATAAAGTTTTGGTTGTGCTTCAGGTTGTAAAGGTTCAATTGTATCAGGAGTTGGTGAATCTGATACTGCTCCAACAACAGGACTCATTAAGAGTGCTGTTGCAAATATTATTGATATTAAGTATTTTAACATAAGTGACCTTTCGTGGATAAAATTTAGGCCACTTCATTAATGTTATTGCTTGATTTTATCTTTGTTCAGTTCTTCATAGTATTTATAAAAATACTTTATAGATTCTTCAAGTTTAGGTTCAAATTCTTTTCTGTCTTTGACAAAAGAACGCATTGTACCATCTTCACCAGCCATTAATATGACTAATTGGTCTATTCGTTTTCCGAATAGCTCCTCGTACATCATTGCATAGGCGGTAGTCTGAACAAAATAGTTCTCTATCCAATCTTCTTTACGTTCTTTATTTGCTGTCTTGAAATCTATTACTGATAACTTACCATTATACTCAGCAATACAATCAACTTGACCTGCAAGGGTCAATTTATGACTATACATTATTGTTTCTAACATATGTATATTATTAATTTGGTCTATGTAAGGTAGCATTAATCTAAACATACCTAATGGCAACACATCACGAATACTCGGTGTTTCACCTTTTAAATATTGTTCAACAAGTGTATGAGTTGCTTTGCCTCTTCGTGCTGCTCTACCCATTTCCCAATTGGCTGCTTCTTCACCAACTGCTCTTCTCCACTTCTCTAATCCTTCTTTTTTCTGTACACCTAAAACTGTTGTAATAGATGGATAGTTTTTACCATCAACTTCATAAAAACGGAAACCGTCTATACGTCTGCCTTTTGTGTTTGGGAGTTTAGTTTTATCTATATCAACCCAAGTAAATTTACTTGCCATTTTGTTTCCTCAATTTCTTTCTCAAATCACTTATTCGGTGTTTGATACCGTCTATTGTTGTGTACATCCATCCACAATCGTGTGGTTCAATTTGAGTCCTGAACCACTTGATTGTTTCTTTTAATACTTCAATCTGTTTTTTTATACTCATACTCTTATAATAACATTATATTAGCAATTTGTCAATGCTTAAATAGACCTATGGAGCATATAGTGGTCAGTAAGTTTCTTACGTTCCTCTTCTCGCTCATTATTAAGAGTATTTACCTCTCAACTAGGGTCATATGGCTCATATATCGTCTTTCCATCAGAATTTCTATAAGCTCTTAATATCTGCTTTCTATTATCTTCTGAATTCTTATATGAGCAATGGATCCAACCGCTATTCGGTTCATCCACATTGTGGTATTCCAATATCAGTTGGTCAAAATCTAAATTATCAATTATGTATTTTGCTAGTTCAGCATTTGGTATCCCAAATATTTCAAAATCAGCGGCTTGCCCCTTGGCGTGCTGTGATTTTAAACTTGAACCTATCTTAACACATAATTCTGGAGAACGGTACCCACTTGATACTGATACTACCTTACCATAATGAGTTCTAATCGGTTGTAATATTTCCTCACATAATTTTTTCAAGTTCTCTTGATGGTCTTCACTAGGATTATTACTAATTCCGTGCCTTTCAGCCGTCTGACTTTTGGTCATCTCCTTCAACGAAAAATTTTCGGTTAATTTCATTTATTATCCTCTTGTTAGTTTTAAAAGTTTCTCTATTTGCGCCTTAATAATTGGACCTCTATTCGGCCAATGTATATAAGGTTCATCACTTTTTTGTAAATTATATAAAAACGGTAACACAATCTTTTCAATATCTTTAAACCTTGCTTGAGTTTCTTCATCACTAATCTCTTTTGTTATCGTTTCTTTATCGTTCACTATTTGCATAATTTCGTTCATCATACTTTTGATAGTAGAAACATCTGACTTAACTTTAGATAGTTCAATGTTTGTTCCTTCTACTACTTTGGGATCAATGCTCGGTGTGTCTGATGGTTTAGATGATACTGGAGTAAAACCCCAATCGTTATCTAAATCAAACCCACGCATAAAGTCTGGTATGTCTTTGTCTGCCATTAATCTGCTACTCCTTTTCGTCTGTTTCGTGTTCTGGCTCTCTTAATCGCTTGGTCTGTTTTAATTTCTTTTATGCCTCTACGTCTATGATGTTGAGCAAAAGAGCTATTTGGATGTGCTTCTGCTATTTTTTGTTTAACATCTTTCCAACCACCGTCTTCTCTATAAGAAATGCCAGCAACCCCTCCAACTATATTTATGGGTACAGGTACTTGTCTAATATGCTTATTCTTTTTTAGATATTCTTCCATTTCTGAAATCATCATCATATCAGTCCACTGCTTACCTGTCTTCTTATTTTCAAACGTGTATCTAGGCATTGAGATATCTCTTCTTGTACCACTTATAAAAAAGTTTATCAGAAAAATATTCAACTACTGCCGAGGCAGGTACTTGGTCGCTTCTGATACAATCAGCAACATCTTGATAATCTGTTTTATCTACTTTTAATTGTTTTTTTGATGTCATTCCTGCTAATACTATTTGTTCTCTTTTTCTCTTCAAATCTTTTAATCCCTTTACGCTCATCTTTTTTATCTAATCTACCAAAGTATTTTTTCAACAATGGTGCTATAGTTCCTCTATTCATTTCCTTTTTTCTGTAATCTAAAAAAGAAAGATATTGTTTTTCTTTCTTTAAAAGTATAATCTAAACAAGGTGCGTGTTGTAAGGCACCACTATATAAAACCAATCTATTTGGAATGGAACTTATATATATGTCTGGTGTTTTTTCCATTTGAGTATGAAAAAATGCCGTACCTCCATCATATGCCTGGTCAAAATACATAACTGCTGCCATTAAAGGTTCTTTATCTTCTGGAGGAGTATCTCTATGTATAAAACCATATTTACCAAAGTTTTGTGGAGATTGTTTTATCTCACTCAATACAATTTTTCTAGCAAGTGTCTTGAAATCACGAATTTTATTTCCTAATATACTTTC